AGGCTTACATAATGATTCCATGTATGTTACTTATATACTTATTATATAAAGGTTGTGTAAAACCAAAAAGGTGCTTCGCACCTCGTGACAAAAACTATATATGTAGTGACAAATTGATTACAGTATGGTCGAGTTTCGAAAATCTTTTGCTAGTGCGTTGACCAAACTTGGATTTATAGAAAAGTCTTACACGGAAACTACTACCAGACCTAGTGTTGCCCAGCCTTACATGTCCACCGATACAGGTGCCAAACTACCAATTTTCCCATTCCCACTCACGATGATTTATGAGTTGGCAGATAATATTGATGCTTTACGTATTCCTATTGAGACCCTCAACAGGGAAATGTTCAAGAACGGATTCGAGGTTGTCGAGAAATGGAAGTACAAATGTAACAACTGTTCAAAGGAATTCCAATATGCACCTACCGCTGACAACCCTGACGAGCAGCCGTTTGAGGCAAACGGAGACAGTGGAGGAATACACCCACGCAAAAAGAAGGCAGTATCGCCACCTTCAATACCTACGTCTGCACTGGTATGTGATACTTGTGGAAGCAACGACTTGGCAAGACCTGTACCAGAACACCGCAAGACTTTGGAGAATTTGATGAACGAACCTGTCAATTCCAACCAGCAAACCTTGGAAGACGTGGCACGTCAGTTGGAACGTGACTTTGAAATTGCAGACAACGCATATTTGCTTTTGCTTAAAAATTACAAGATAGACGATGCCACAGGCGAAATAGACCAAGAGAAAACAATTATAAAAGAGATGCTAAGGATCGAGCCACCACAGGTGGCAATGATTGCTGACAGTGACGGCAGAATTGGCTATGACGACAAGCGAAACAAGATTTGGGTATGCCCTAGATTCGAGCACAGGGATGCACGACTTACCACCCCAAAATGTGACCGCTGTGGAGCACAGGCACTAAAGGCAGTTATCGAGGTCAACTCAGTTTATTCTATCGGTATCCCACAACCTAAACGTGTTATCTATGGCGAAGGTGAGATTATCTGGAAGGCAGGAAAGTACAAGCCAAACCTGCTTTATGGATTTTCCCCTATCTATTCCGTATGGTCAAAGGCTATGTCCCTCTCACACATGGACGAGTATATCAGAAAGTACTTTGACAAGATGAGACCGCCACGTGGAATGCTAATTATATCCTCAAGAAACTATGAGACATTTAGAAAGTCATGGGACGTACTTGAGCAAAAGGCACAGGAAGATCCTTACATGATACATCCTCTATTGGTAGAGAATGACAAGGGTGGAAAGAACCCTGCACAGTGGCTGGACTTTACTGGATCACTCAAGGAGCTTGAATTTATTGAAGTGCGAAAAGAACTAAGAATGATTATCGGTGCTGTCTATGGAGTACTGCCATTCTATTACGGTGAAACCCCTGCTGGATGGAGTCAGGAAGGACTGCAAGTAACCATTACAAACAGGGCAGTAAAGTTCGGACAGGACATTCTAAAGAAGGCATTCTTTAGCAAGATTTCAAAGATGCTCAACATTGATGACTGGGAATTGCAATTAAAGACTGGTGAGGACACTGACAAACTTAGAGACTTGCAACAGGACGGAATTGAAATCCAGAACATGATGATGCTTCAACAGATGGGCTTTGACATTACAAGAACCCACACAGGTGAGTTCAAGGTAAGCAAGGAAACAGCATTGACGGCAGAGATGATGTTTGGAATGGGTGCCATCAACGGCAACATGAACGGTGCAGGCAAGGGAGTACCAGCCCCAAAGGAAGATCAACAGGCATTTGAAGGAGAGCCAAAGAACCAACGACCATCTGACATCGGTGGAACTGCACAGGGAAGTCCTACAAGCGGAAGTTCAATGAGTAAGAAATCATATCACAAGGGAATTACCCCATCAAACTTTAACGTAGTAAAAAACACATTGCAGACAGCAGTTGACTATGATTGGAAGAAAACAAAGACTGTTGAGGAGTTGAGAAAGGCAACTGGTATGACAGTAAGAGATGCAAGAGACATAGTTGCAAACGAATTCCAAGGTGTTAAGGTATGGGAGGATGAAGATTGATAATAGAAAATAAGATAGCATTGACATTTTGGGGAACAATAATACTATGTTCGTTAATATTCATTGGAGTGCTTAGTCAATATGAGTAAAGTATACTGTACCAAAAAGGTAGGTTTTTATGTTACCAAGACAGAGGAAGAGGATGAAGAAGATGACTAAAACTGTAACAAAACTTGTTTTTATAAGATGTAATCTTTGCGACAGCTCTAAAATTCTTTGGAAAGACAAGGAAGACGAGAATCATTTGTGTGAAGCATGCATGCAAAGTGAAAACGACAGGGTGTTTCAACATGGAGATCAAAATTGACCAAAAAATTTCACAAGTGCGATGACACTTGCAAAATAAACCACAAGAAAAAGATATCAAAGACCGTCATACCTAAAACTGATAAGAAATTTGTTGAAACCGTGTTCGGAAACGTACCTGTGTCTACAAAAAGTAAAATAAAAACAAAACCAGAGGTCGTCAACGTATATTCAAGCAAGCCAAAGATAGAAGCTGTTTGGCAGATCATAAACATAATTGATGAGATAGATAATCCACTTGAAACTAACAAAGTTTTAGAGAAAACACTTATAACGTTAAGGAAACTGCAACAAGACATTGCCAACTGAGCTAAATACCAACGAAAACGCAAACGACATGACCAAGAAGCTTTGGGAAAGGCATCAAGGTGACGAATATACCAAGGTATCTAACTATAAAGAGGCAGTTTGTCTTGGTTGTATGAAGGTTGACGTTGCAGCGGCAACAGTTGCAGACATTTGTGGTGACTGTGCAGGTAAAAAAGGTCGTGAACCTCTTCTAGCAAAGGTATGTGACAAATATTACGGTCTATGCTTCTTTTGTAACTCGTATAAATTCCATATTGAACAAGTCAACGGTAGATTTTGCAACACATGTCATACCAGAATTGCCAAGGTCACAAAAGAGTATAATGCGAAAGGAGGTTTCATGAAAACAGATCCGTTCTGGATAAGCATGCGTAAAAAACACGGAAAGGACTGGAAACATATAATGGGTGGCTATAGAAAGTCTAATCGGAAGTAATTTTTGTCAGTGAATTTCTAAATTCTGCCCATTTAACCAAGTTAGGAACCCTAAGATTCTCCTCTATCCGTGCAAGTAACTCGTTTGTCTTGGATAACTTGTCCTCAATCTTCTCCAATCTTTCTTCTACTTCGCCCAATACAAAGTCAAACTTCATTTTCTTCTACCCATTGTAAAGTTTGGTGTTGCTGTAATTTCATCGTTTGTAAACTCCCAAATCTGTCCATTGTATAGAATTACCGTAAATATCTTTTCAATCTCAGTACCATATTCTGTAACCAAGAATAGTCTTCCACGACCTTTTGGTGTATCGACCTCCACCTGCTGTCTTAATTCCAGTACAATCATTTCTTCTCCTCCAAGATGAATATCATACGGTCATTCTTAAAGTCATAGTATCTTTTATTGTAATCTATGTAACACTTTCCATTTTTATTTCCAAAAAACCTACCTACTCTCATGGACAATAGAGGTTTTCTTAGAAATCTTGGAAATATTTCGAGTTGATTTCTTTTGTGATTGTATCTAATTTTACCATGTATCACTAATTTTTCATCTCCTTCAATCCATTCCTTTGCATTATCTTTCCTAAAATGTACAATGCTTCTGTCCAATCTTGGCTGTTCTTTCATATCATTTGAGTTTGTTACCACCCATAATCTCTCTCCTTTTACATATAGATCTATGAGAGGCATCTTATGTTCAAGGTCGTCAACATGTTCTCTGTAAATTGCGTTGAACATTTTGTCACTATCAAATATATATATGGAAGTAGCCATGCAAATTTTATAGCAATACTTATTTATAAAGCCTTGTTAATCAGTTTATTATGACAATGGAAGGAAAATGTCCAAAATGTAAAATAAACAAATATGGATATACTGATGGCACTCATTCAATTTATCTTTGTTACAAATGTGGTAGATTTGACGGCATAAGTGGTGGAGATAATACATTTATTGAGAAGATTAATGAAGAACCCATGTCATTGTTAAAAATGATTGAAGAGGAAATATTAGTCCCTATAAGTTAATTTATATACTTTACTATTAGTAACAATGTATGGAATTTACAAACATAGTTGAAACCATACTTATTGCATCAATTTTAGGTATGGGAGGTGCTTTGTTTGGATTTTTTAGAAAAATGAGTTCAACACAGAAAGATTTATGCGAAACAGTACAAAGATTGCAAAAAACTCTAATTATTTTAGCCAAAGCTGTTGACAGGCAGTCTAACAGATTACACCCAGAAGAAGCCAATTCAGAACTAGATGATTTGGTAAAGGAACTTTTAGACAAATAATAAACCTTAAATAAAGGAAAATCTGGTGAAAAGTATGATTGATCCATTGTTAATCGCAACAATCTCCGTAATTGGAGGAGCAGTCTTGAATACATTCAGAGGATTCTTAGGATCTGATGAAACTACATATGACATCAAAAAGTTCTTTGGTGCTGTTATTATAGCTGTATTTGCAGGAATTGCCGTTGCACAAACTCTGAGTCTAGCAGGTCTAGGAATCGTAGAAACCGTACTAATCGGTCTATCTATAGGTTTCTCAGTTGACTATGCTGTCTCAAAAGCAAAGAAAACAGTTTAGTAAGATATTTAAACAACTTACTACTCCTTTTCCCTTTTTCTAAAACTTTATAAGTAATGTTCAGAATCATTATATAATGGATAATGACATCTTTTTTAACAGACTTGTCACTAAAAACCTACATCCTATAGGAGGAGATCAACGATTCTTTGAAGGTTACCTTACAGTTCAGGTCAAAGACAAGCAAGGAGAGATCACAATTGTTGACGAATTAATCAAGGTTCTTCCAATTTGGATGGACAGGGGAGCACCAATTAGTGACACACATAGTAACAGAATTATAGGTAAAGGTATCAGTTATGCTAAAACAGTTTACAAAAGTTCAGAAGGAGTGGAATATCCAGCAATCAAAATTACAGGTAAAATACACAAAGACTATCATTTAGATAACGAAATTTGGGATAAAATCAAGAGTGGAGAGTACAAAGGACTGTCATTTGGGGGGGCTACCAAGGCAAATAGAACACCAAAAATCATGAAAGATGGAAGTGTAGCATATGAATTAAAATCTTTAGAGCATTATGAGGTCGCTGTCTGCAAAGATCCAGCAGTCCCATTGGCTCTAATTACCGATTATAACCCACTTGCAAAGGCAATTACCGACAATGTTGAAACACGAGAAGACGGTAAAATGGTAATCAAATGTGACAAATTTGGATGTACCGTTGATAAAATGACAGATTTTGCAAACGCAGATGGCGACAGACCTAATACATATAATCAAAATGTTGAGCCTGACAAGTCATCAAACAGGGAATCAAGTCCAGTTAATGATGATGACGATGCCAATATTGGAGAAGAAAAAGAAGAGGAAGATAAAGATAAGAAAAAAGCAAAAGGAGATTATTGTCCACATTGTGGAGAAAATAAGAAAGAAAATGACGGTATATCTATAGGTGGTGCATGTCCTAATTGTGGACATGGTTTTGAAGATAAGAAAAAAGCAGATTTTCAACAAACTGGTACTGATGTAAGACACAGTGGTATGGAATATAATACTAATCAAGAAACACAACAGATAACAAAAGTTCCAGAAGAAGGTGGTGAATCTAGTGATGCAGTTGCTACTAGAGGTAAGGAAGAAGAAGAGGAAGATGATGATAAGAAAAAGTCTGGTGCTATAACAGAAGCAGGAAATAATCAATTAGGGGGACAAGGTGTACCAAAAGAGAAAGATAGCGAAAACTATATAAACTCGGAAACAAAAGAATCTGATAAGGATATGGACAAAGATACTTCCAACAACAATTCTAAAGATGATAAATCTGAAGAAGAAAATGACGACGAAGTAGAAAAATCTGATTTCCAAGAAGCAATCAAATCAAACATCAGTGTTTTAACTGACGTTATAAAGTCACTCGCAGAAACTCAAAAAGACGTTAGTAGTACATTAGGAAACATTGATGAAAGATTGAAAGCATTGGAAACCCCAACTGACTTACCGTTGAAACCACAAACTTCAGCAAGTGAGGACATTGGTGCAAAGGTTACAATCCCAGATACATACCAATCAAATTCTGTGCAAGCAGGACTAGATGACGATAAATCTGGTGAAGACAAACCGAAAACCGATCCATCTGGATTGAAAATGCAAGAGAAATCTAATTTCGAATTTACTACCGAGACTCCAAGACCTAATGCAGCAATCGACTCAATTAACAAATCAGCAGAATCTGATATGTCATTTGTTTTGAAAGATGCAAGAGAAGGTGGAAATCTAAGTGTAGTAGCAAGAAACATTCTAGCAGGCAAGTATTATACTCCAACACCTGACGAAGTAGGAACATACTAAAATGACTCAAATCAGAACAATCGATGAGCTTGAGGCACAATATTATGGACACAATCGTAACCTTCTTAGAAAAGCTGATGCTCCTTCAACAACCAGTACTGCTGGTATGTTTAACGCCATCTTTGGTGCTTATGCATGGGCTCAACTGAATCTGGAAGCAAACGCATTCGGAATCCTCCCAAAATACCCTTGGGATAAATCTGGATGGAGAGTTATAACTGCAAAACCAACACTTAATACAACCAACGCAAATACCGCCCTAGGTGGTACAAGTGAAGGTGGATTAATTGCTGAAACAATCAAACCAACAGTCGCAGAATTAGATGTCAAACCAAAAACCGCTCAATTGCCATTCAGTGCAAGTGAAGTTATGGAGTGGCTATCAACTCATTCAAAAGACGACATTTGGGGTGGACTTGGTTCACTTAGATTGTATATGGCAGTACAACACAAAGAGTTCATTAATAGAATGCTTTTAGCGGATGTTGAAAGCGATGCAGCAGCATCAAGTGGTGCTCACACTGGTACAAAAGACTTTGAATCCCTTGATAGAATCGTATCAAGTGATGCAGAGGAAGATGCACTAGGTGGTTCACACAGCGGTTTTT